CTCATCTTCAGAATGTGGCAAAGCATCGATTAATGCCTGTGCATCCTCTTCACTCGGAAACTCGTACTTTTTAAATAAATATCCCATTTTCTTAACTTGTTAAATTTTGAAGTTCTGTATCTGTTAGTGCTGTGTTGTAAACTTTTAAATTCTTTACTTTTCCGTAAAAATTACTTGTTCCATCGCCCCTGTCAAATGATAAATCTGTCAAAGTTGGTAATGTGAATGTATCTGATATGTTGCCAACATTATTTCCATTAATCCATAAAGAAGAATTGCCGCTTTTATATTTAATAGCAACCTTATTAGATTCAACTATATTACTAACAGTGTGCGACATTTGAGAGGTAGTAACATTATTGTCTCTAATTAGAACCCTTATTTGATTTGTGATATTTGTCATTAAAACATCAATAGTATTACTATAACTATTATCTGATATAGTTAATCTTCTAAAGGTTAAATCATCTGCAAGTGCTTCTATTTCTACAAACAGTACACCCTCACTTGCATTAAATACAGTTGAATTACCTGCACCATTAGCTACTTCTGCAACCCTCGTTACACTTGACCCCTCTGTTGGTATATAGCTTGTTGCGTAGCTTCCGTCCTCTAATTGAACACCCCAAGCGTAAACATAATCAGCGTTTATACTCTGTATTTGAACATTACTGTTAGAAGCGTTTATGTCTAATTCATATCTTACCCATTCATCGGTTAGCGTAATCGTATTAGATATAGCTCCGCTTGCATTTCTTAGTTTTATCTGTGTACCTGAAACACCTTTAAAATATGCCGAATAAATAGCTTGAGTAGACGAAACTGTAAAAACTAATCTTTTACTTCCTGAACTGAACGTAATTTTACTTGCATTTTGTGTGCCGTCGGGCGATATGGTATTATTGTCTGCTGTTGAAGCGCCGTCTTGTGTCCAATTAGATAGTAATTCCGAATAAGTAATTTTATTCGTTCTACTCGGTTCAAGTAGTAGATGCCCACTTGTGTTATCTGTAAAGTCAATACGAGGTTTGCCACTTCCTACTGTTTCAATCAACCCCTGTCTATTAAGCGTAGTAGCTGACGATGCCCTTGTAAATTCAAAGGGCAAAGGTTTGAAGTTATTGTTTTCGTCATTATATGCTAAGGCAAAGCCATCTTTGACTGCCCAATTACCATTACCGAATTTAAAAGTATTTGCCATTATTCTATTGTATATAATTGTCCTGTTGCCATAGCATTAAAGCTGTCCCAACTTGTAATTGTTTCAAGTTCGCTATCGGTTAGTGCTGTTTTGAAAGTCATTAATTGTTTTGTTTTTCCGTAGAAGTCGTTTAGTGTTGCCGTATCAAAGGATAAATCGTTTAAATTGTTAGGTAAGTTGGTTATTGTATCTGAACCTAATTCAAAACCATTTGCCCATAAGTTAAAACCATTAGCACTATATTTTAAGGCAATTTTGTTAAAATCACTTGTGTTGTTTGTGGTTGCTGTTATTTGTGGGTTAGTTCCCCCTGTACTCGAAATCAACGTAGCTTGAATCCCATTACTTACAGTGTAAAACTTGAAAAATACTCTATTGTTTAACGTACTGTCCGAAATTGATATTACTCTTGAAGTTGCACTATCATAAAAATCTGCAATTTCAGCAAACAAAACCCCTTCGCTGTCGTTAAACTCTGCACTTGTTCCTGAGCCGTTACAAACGTCGGCTGAGCGTGTTACTGAGCTGCCTGACGTTGGTATATGGCTTGTTGTATAGTTTCCTGCCTCAAACTGTGCACCCCATATTAAAACGTTTGACGTTCCATCAATCGGAACACTATTTGGGTCACCATTATTATTTGCTAAAATGATAACAAAATTCCCTGATGTATCAGAGCTATGTGTTGTAAATCCAATAGAACATCTGTACCAACCATTCCCATAGTACTCTATTGACGCTCTTGTGTGTGCTGACGATTGACTGTGTATAGCTCCGATAGACAAGTTAAAAACAGTATCGCCATTTGCAGGGGTAGTAAAACTACCTGTTCTTAATCCTGCATAATTTAAAGTGCCTGCTTTCATAAACACACTCATTTGATAATCAGTTGATGTGCTTACTGTGTATGATCTAAACATTCTAACAGAACTTGTCCCACCTGCGCTATTATCCTTAAACTTAATAGCTGTATTACTTCCATCAGGTGCGATACCACTATTTAAATCTATTGCAGCATTTGTAAAAGGAAAACCTGTCATATCATCACTGTCAGCAATCAAGTTTGTTCTACTCGGCTCTAAAAGTAAAGCGGGGCAATCCTGTACTACGCCATCAATTAAAGGGTAATCTAAACGGGGCACATTCGATCCCATAGTTTCAATATATCCTCCCTTGTTTACTCTTGTGGCATTTCCAGATCTTGAGAAAGTAAAATCCCCATTCCCATTTGAAGGGATTACAGAATAAACCTTTGATGTGCCATAAGCTGAAGGAATCAGAGCTACGCTAGAATCATCTTGAATTGCCATATTATTTTGTTTTATCTTTTATTTTTTCAAAGGTACGCAATCCTCCCAATCCGAGCATACCTAACAAAATTGTTATGAGCTGATCCATTTGGATTGCAGGAGGAATGGCATCAGGAGAAACCCAAGCAATAATATCTCTGATGATGAAATTATATGCAAGTGCCAATCCACAAATCCATCCGATAAATGGACGCCATCCTGCCACAAATACTGATCTGTGCTGTGCTTCCATCTTGTTGATCTCGCTTTGTACTTTGACAAGCTCCATCATTTTATCTGGATCAATCTCTTTTCCTTTTATTGCTTCACGAATATCTTTGGCAAACTCTCCAAGAGATGACTGCCCGTTTCCATTCAAACCCAATAATTTTGCCAACAATCCTTTCATCAATATGTCCAAATTACATCAGTATCCTTTTCAGGATCAATATCAATATGAATAAACGTCTTTGCAATCCCTATCCGATTGATGCCTAACAGCATAAAGATTTCAATCAATCTGTATCGATCTCTTGAATTATCACAAGCCACATCAATCGCCAATCCACGCAAATGGCTTGAATTTTCACTCCCACCAACAAGAGCATTTCTCTCAACAGTTCTCATTCCTGAATTGATATGAATCGGCTTTGCAAAGAGATCTCTTGCTTTGTCGATTATCTGCAAAAGATCCTTATTCATTCCCTCTCCACTTTCTTTCAAATCAGGAGAATCAAACTCTGAAATCTTAAAATACTTCATTTTAGAAACTTAAAATCGTGATATGGAAATCCTCAACTCTTGCTGATGCATTATTTTTATCCACTTTCACTTGAATCTTCACTCCTGTTGTTTTGATTGCAGCAGTAACAAAGAATTGAGTTGTCCTGCTGTATCTCACTTCATCCCCTGAAGTTGAAATCAAATCGTGAGCAAACTCCACGCTTTTGGATGTATCTGGAAAATATAATCTTGAATCCATCCTTGTATTGGCTGCTCCTGTTGTTATATCATAATCATTGCGAATCAATATCACTTTTCCAACAGGCACTTCTGAAAGATCGATTGTGTTTGTTGCCGAATCCCACAGATCCCCTGTGATGTATGATGGCTTGTGAGTTGTGAGAGTTCCTGATCCTGCTTTGTCATTTGTGAGATCTGTCCATGTATCCTGTGTGAGATTGATTGGAGTAACTGAAGTTGCTGCATCTTCATAAAATGCAAACCCTCCCTGATCATCATACAATGCATTCACGCTTGTTTTTATCTCATTCACATTTGCAGCAGTTACCTTGTAAATCTCTGCAAGTGCCGAAGTTTGATTGTCCGTTTTATTTGTAAAAGTAATCTTTGCCATTATGATTGTAATTCAATTTGTAATTCATTTTGCAACCCTCCTGAAGGTGGTATCTGCTGAACTCGATTGCTCAACTCAATGATTGCTCTGAAATAAGTATGATCGGAAAAATCATCTTCCAGATACTTAATTCCTTCATTCACTGAAGTATATACGTTGAATCCTTGCTCTGTGAGATCAAAGTATCCTGCAGATCTTGTTCTCAACAAAGATAAGCATTCATCAACAATGAGGTTGCAATCAAGCTCCCCACCTGAATCGGATTCAAATCTTGTAACCACTTCAATCCTTGTGATCACTTCCATATTATATGATGTTTGATTCTGATCAATTTCATCATTTGAAACTGAATAAATCCTCACAAAAGGATATCTTGCATCTGTTGGCACTCTCCCATAAATAGGGATTGCCGATCCTCTTAATTCAACATTCCCTGTGAGAGCATCAATGATTGCTTTTCTTATTCTGTGGATCACTTCTCTCATGTCATTTTCTTTAGTTGCTTTTCAATTCTTTTGAGCATATTCTTAAATCCAACCCTAGCAGATGAAAAGAAAAATGGTCGTGCAGGGAGATTCACTTCTTTGATTCCTTTGCCTTTGAATTGTGCTGCATAATCAGCAGAGATCCCAAGCTTGAGCATATCATCCAAATCAACCAATCCTCCTGTTCCGAACTCTACATAGGGAGAATACTTTGCTCTCGAAATAATATCAATCCCCTTTCCAGATGTTTCAGTGGCAATCTGCTGTGATAAATTCCCTGTATCTTTTCTCACAGCTCCTTTTGCCCTTCCAACAATCTCCATTGCAGTTCTCCCAACTTCAGTTGATAAACCCTGCTTTGAGTACAATTTAAGATTTGCAATCTTTTTGTTGAGCTTATTCAAATCCGATTGATTTATCTTTGCACTCATTGGATTCTCACTGCTTTTATCGTTGTATAAAAATCAATCTCCGAATCAAATTTATCAATGATCCGATGCTTTTCTGATTGACCTTCTATTTGCAGCACATCCGTTGTTAAAATCTCATTTGCTGCCTTTTTACGCAAGATTAATTCAATTTCAACTCTTTGCTCCCTGATTCCGTTTTCCTGCTTAATTTCGCCCTTATTTTGCTTCAGGTGGCACCAATACGTTCCTGCCACAGCTTCTGAACTTGTGAAACCTCCAAATCCATCTGATGATTTTGTCAATCGGATTGCTTTTACTCTTTTATTTAATTTCCCTGCATCCATTAAACGAACATTGATTTATATGATGCCAAAATGTTTTTTGATGAAGATGGGATCAGATGTAAGCTTTGCCCTGTAATGAAATCAGCTCTGTTATCATAATAAGTCGAAACAGTTTGCAAAAGAGCTTGTTTGATCAATCCATTGCTGATGCCTGAAGTTACATAAGTTATTTTTACTTTCTCTGCAGCTCCTCCATCCAATTCAATCGTTTCATTATCCAACCCCAGAATTTCGTAATCTGCAGCACTGCCATTGATAGTAACTGATGAAATCGATGCCACAGGAGCAAAAGGAAGATCAATCAATCCTGTTTCAGTTTTATCCAGATAATAAGTTCGATTCTTTGCCACGATATCTCTGGATATGTAATTCTCACAAAACATCCGAGCTGTTTCAATCATCAAAGTAATCAATGAATCATCAGCAGATGTATCTATTCTCACAAAATCTTTTACATCTTGAGCAGTGATAATCTCATTTCCTGTTGTGCTATTTATCGTTATTTGTCGCATCACTTTATTTTTTGTAAAGGTAAAAAAAAAGAGCCACATCAAATGCAGCTCTTAATATCAGAAACAATGAAAAAAACGATTATCTTGTAATCAATGCGAAGTTACGAAAATTATCTTTATAAATTCCACCTATTGACAATCTTATTGATTTTTGTTCTTTATTCTTTACAATAAAAAAACCATCATGCTCCTCAAGATAGATGGCAAAGAAATCAACATACTTCAAATCATAAGGATCTTTAACCCCTGTAAGATTCAGATGCACATCATCTCTTCTCTTTTTACGATCTGCCGAAACATATTTGATTTGAATCTTGAAAAGCTCTCCATCCTTTTCAATGATAGCATCATAAGGAGATGAATCCAGAAGTGGCATGGATACATTAAATCCCTGCTCCATTGCCGTTGTAGCAAATTTATATTCTGCAAAGCAACCACTTTGATTGTGATTCATGCAGTTAAAGATATAAAAAAAGGAGCTACAAATTGCAACTCCTTAATTCAAACCAAAAAAATAATAAAAAAACTCTAATTAAACACTATCAGATTTCTCTGACAATTCCTTTCTGATCTCCTCCATTCTATTGAGGATCATTATCTGTTTTGATAGTGGCATCCTGTTGAATGCTTCATCATCCATAAGGCGAATATACTCCTTAATCATTTCCCTGCAGCTTTCCAAAATATACATTTTATTTATCCTTATTTAACATCATTGTAAATCCAATCAGGATCATAAAGATTCCTGTGAAGGCATCATTGAAGATATAAATGCATCTCACTCCCAAGAGAAAGAAAATCCATCCCAGAATGCCTTTATTCACTTTTTTCATAGCGTATCAACCCAAGTTGCAAATAATAAAAATCCAACTATCCCTGCCCATACCATAAAGCAAAACGCTGCCCTGAATAAGTATTTTTCAATTTTATTTCTCATTGCTTCTAATTTAAAGTGATTAATCCTGTGCCTAACCCCATAATGATTGCAATCAATATGATGCCGAAGATTAGATCTGTTGTTTTATCAATCATTTTGTTTGATTAAAATATGATATTAGTTTCATTGATTCCAAGCTTTTCAAGTTTCCTGAATGCTGAATCAAAAGTTTTTGAAACATGAACGCATTTGGCATTAAAAAAGATTGACCAATTTTTTTCATCAAATTGTAAATGTCCAAAACTATCTTCAGTTTCAAACTCAATGATATTGTTGCTGTTGATTAGTAGTTTAATTAAATTTTTCATCTTGTTTCTTATTTATATGAGCAAATATAGAAAAGATTTTTTCATTTCCAAACAAAAAAGCAAATTTTTTTTCTTTTCAGATATAAGCCACAAAAAAAAGGCAACCAAGTGGCTGCCTTTTCAATCCTATAATTATGGTGTTATTATGGAGTTTCCAATGCAGTTTTTGCAGTAGAGAATGATCCATTAACAAACGCATTTGGAAGATAGTTAGTAAGTGCAATTCTTTCAGATACACGAACTGTAACAAAGCCATCTCTGACGTTAGTTCCATCTTCTCTGAAGAACTCAACACCAACATTATCACGAATCCAAAGTTGAGTACCAACACCGAAGTTACCTGCAAGGAAAGTTCCTGCTGTGATAGCTGTGTTGATTACAACAGGCACTCCCATAAAAGAAGGTTGTAAACCTGCGTAAACTTGATCCTTAATATAGCTGTTAGTTGTGTCTTTCAAGAGTAGAATCTTATGGAAATCTGTTGGATTCAGCATAATGTAATCTGCTTGATATTCACTCAAAGCCAATTGGTTAAGAGTTGCAACAAGTACATCAAATTCATTTGCAGATTCAACTGACTGATAGAAAGCTCCTCCAGATGAAGTATCGAAATCGGCTGCATCAGTGATGATACCACTCAAGTTGGGAGCAGTGCCATTTCCTGAAAGGATTTGAGTATCTTCAACAGAAAGGAGTTTTTCTGGTGCACGAGCTGATAAGTATGAAGTAAGCTGTGGAGTATCTGCCAACATCTCTTCAGAGATACGGAAATACGTTCCAATCTTACGAACATTCGCATCAGATGCAGTCATATCAAAATCAGATTGACCAAGAGTAGCACCTTCGGCTGCAGTTGCAGCTCCGTTGCTGTATCCAGATTCTTTCACAAATCGAACAACATCAGAAGCAGTTGATCCCTGTGGAATCAAGTTTCTAACGTGAACAGAACGACTTGGATCGAACTTATAACCTGCAACTCGATCAGCAGGGATAACTTCTCCTGTGAAATCAGCAGCAACAGTCATATCAGCTTTTACTTCAAAAGAAGCAGATCGTGAATTTCCTTTTACGATACCTTCGATTGCTCCATCATTGATGGCTGCATTCAATGCACCTTTAAAAGAAACATCCTTTTTAGCTTCAAATTGCTTTTTGTTAGCAACTTCAATCTGATCCATTCTCTCATTAAATTGAGTAGCAAGGTTGCCGATTTCGCTTTTTAGCATTTCATCAGCTTTACCTGTGGCAGAATCAACTGCCTGTCCATGAGCTTTTTCAAGCTTCGCATCGATTAGATCTCCTAATTGATCTAATTGTGCTTTTGTATTTTCATTCATAATTGAAAAAATAAAAAAATTAAAAATTATTTAAACCTAGTTGATAAATACGAAAACACATCGGCTTGATCCTCTTCTTTCGGCAAAGTGATCTCTTTCTCGATCGGCTTTGTGAAATCAATGAATAATGATTTCAGCTTCAGTATCTCGGATTCGATTGCGTATCCCATTTCATCAGAAACATTACCTTTTCGGATAATCTTTGCCAATGAATCGAAACGCTTGTACAATTTTTGGTAATCAACATTACCCTTCACATCCAATATCTTTGCTTGATCATTGGCTGCTAAAGTAACAGCAGAGATTTCGTACAATTTAACCTCTGTAATCTCTCTGTAATCATCTTTCATTTGCTTCTGAAGCGGAAGGATGCCGACTGAATTTTCAGTGATCACTCCTCCTTTGATAAGTTCCAAAACATCCATTCCAAGAGTTGTCTTTGGAATTTCTGCCACAAACATCAATCCCTTTTCATCTTCATACAGCTCCTTCATCTTTCCGATTGGCTGTGTCATATCATGTTGATAGAGATATCGAACTCTCTCTCCGTTTTCTTTGATTGTCTTTTGATATGCTCCTTTTGCAATCACATCATTATCAGAATCTTTATTGCCAAAATAAGATCCATATCCTTTGACAATTCCCATCTTCTCATCGATGTCTGCAATCTCTCCCATTGGAGATGCCTTGAAGATTATGCTCATTGTGTTTATTTTTTACAAATATAGTTATTATGATTGACTTGTTTCATCATCTTCAGATACCACGATTGCTGCTGCTGCAACTCCTAATCCAATGCTTTCAAAAACTTGAGTTGCTTGTGCATTCTCCATTGGAAGAGGAAATGAGCTGCATCGGCAATTAACGATATTTGCTGAAGATGCTCCCATGCTTGAATCTGCAGGATGCATCATTCTATCCCCACCGACAATGAATGGCTCTTCAAACTTGACCTGCTGTCCACTTGCTGCTGCATGATCATCTCTTGTTCTATCATCAAAAGATGAAACCCATTCCTTCATCATCTGCTGTGCAGGAAAGATTGACAATGCTGATTGCATTGTGGCATAGTTTGCTGCATTTGTGGATTCAGTTCTCACTAATCGCAAAGCTTGATTCTTTGAGTATCTCTTTGTTTGCTTTCTTAGAACTCTTTGCTTTGCATCTGCACCCAGAGCAGAGAACTCTGGATCTGCCATGTTGGCTCTCAATATCTTTACGAGAGTTTGTTTTGCAGTTCCCTGAACAAGGGATATCTTGCTCCCTGCATTTGCAAGAGCATATCGTGCGAATAGGTTTTGCCATCTGGATTCAAATTGTTTTGGATTAACTCCCTTCTCAATGTATTTGTCAAAGTTCTTTGCATACCATTTTGCAAATCTCATTCCAACCCCTTGATAAATTTCCTGATAAATAACCCTGAATCCATTTGTTTGAAATATAGTATTTGGATTTACTAATCCAGATGTGATGAAAGCATCAATTCCTTTTTGATATTCTGCTTCATAAAATCTTCTGACTGATGGCACAACTCCTCTTTCAGATTTTCGCATCTGATCTTCAAAAGCAACTCCCCATCCATCCTTTGCAGCTTTCGTGAGAATCCCTTTTGATTTCCTTGTGAATTGAGAATAACAGAATGCCATTCTTTGCCCTGCATCTGGAAAGTCGCTGATTGCTTCAGGATCTTTCATGCACCGATCAATAAACCTATGCTCTGATTCCCCTTGTCTTGGTTTTGGCATTATTTCACTTTTATGTTTCTAAATTCAAAATTCTTTCCTGTAACTGATAATTTGTTTATCACTTCAGTTTGCAAATCTCGGAGCATCTTTTCAATCTTGTCTTTCTCCTCCACGATTTGCTCAACTTGTAATTCCAAGCTTTCACTCTTTGCCTTAAGATTAGCAACCTCTTCAGGATTCTTACCTATAAAAGTATATATGACCACTGATAAACTTCCGACAAGCATACCAACAATGACTTTGAAGATGTCATTGTTCTTTTCAGGGATCTCAAAGAATGCTAAAAATAAAAGCAATCCCATCACAAGAAAAAAGATAATTCCTGCTCCAAAATACCCACGCAATTCTTTGTCTTTAATCATCATCTTATCCTGTCAATTTCTTTTTGAATTTCACTTAAATCAATATTCAATTTGAATGAGAGATCTGCTGCCCATTGTTTCTTTGGTTTGCCATCCTTATAAATTAAGATCAATGGAACTGTTTGAACTTGATTTTGAAAATCACTGCTTTGATCCTCAAGCCAAGCGAATTGAATCTGACATCCAATCAAGCCATTCAAATCAATGTTATGCTTCCTATTCCATTGAGCATTCACTTGCAAGATTGTAATATCATTTCTTTCAATCTCCTTTGATTCGATTGGAGAAAACAAAAGGAACAATAAAACAATCAAAGCTCTCATCTCAATTCATATAATCTTTGCTCAATGATTTCAAGCTTCTCAAAGTTCTTTTCAATCAGCTCCCTGTTATTCATTATCTCTGATCGGATTGCATTATCCTTCAAATCATACTCCTGTCGGCTGATCACTGGCTCTGGCATTTCCATTGCTTGATTTATTTGTGCCTTCAGATTGAAGTAAAAACCTGAAACAATGATCAACCCACCAACCAAAGAGATGATGGTTTCGATTGATAATGCAAATTTCGTGTCCTTTGAGATCTCTTTCATCTTTTTAGTTTATTTATCTTCTTTTCCCTTGACCTCTGCTTTTCTTTTTGTATTTGTTTTGACCTTTGGAAGCATTTTTGGAATGAACTCCTTTTCTCCTTTTCTTTGGCTTTTCAAATTTACCATCAAAAAATTTAATCTTTGCCATCTCTTATCTGCTCCATTTTTTTAATTGCCCAATCAACTCCTGCTGTGCCACCCCAGAGATTCCAAGCCACATATCCACGATCCTTCCATGGCTCATCCTTATATTCATCGGCAATCTTTGCGTTCTCTCTGTGCCTATTGAATTGTGCCATTCTGGATATCACATCAATGCTGATTGCTTCTCGATTAGCTAATTGATTGGCTCTTTTCCATCCGACTTCAGTGCCACCTTTGACTTCATCTCTGCCATACTTCTCTCTCCATTCAAGCATCCTCTTTGCATTGTTGGATGCTGTTTGAGGATAGTCATCATACATCTCTGCCTTTTTGGATTCTTTACTTGAGAGCTTATGACCTTCAGGAAATAAATCAGTATCGTGCTTTCCTGATCGGAATCTCTCATTTCGCATTGCATAAAGGAATGAGTTTACTCTTGCATACGCCCATTGCTCTTCTGAAGTTACTGATGGACGAACAGAAGATGGATTCGTTCGATACGCTCCCACTCCTCTTTCAAATACTTTCACAAGCATTCCAAGAGTTACCTTCTTTGTTGGATCATCTCCATACTCCTCATTGTGATCATCAACCTTCTTTTGCAATCCCTTTTCAACTGCTGCAGAAACTTGCTTCTCCTCTTCATCATCATAAGCTTTCATTGCAGCTTCATACTCCTCATGCGTTTCAAAAGGCATATAGACAACCTCCCCATCAAACTCATGCTGATGGAATCCAGATCCTCCAAGCTCCTCTGCTCTTGCTTCAGCTTCCTCTTGAGTTGTATATACATCTGCCATTCCCTGAACTTCTGCTTTGACTTCGATGTTCCAGAGAGCTTCTTTGATTAATCTTTTCTCCTCCTCAATGTCCATATCCATATCCATATCATCATCAGGCAACACAGGATCAGGGATTGGATCTTCATCCGTTTCAATAGGCAAAAGATTTGCAGGGATGTAATAATTATCCATTGCAGGATTCTCTTCATCCACTCCATAATTCATCACTCTTCTCTTTTCGTTTGGAGTTACCCACCAAGCTTTTGAGAGCTGATCAACAACCTTTTCATTCTCTTCCTGCAATTCTGGGATTGCTGAATAATCAAAGTCAATGAAAAGCTTTTCTCCGAATTTAGGCACAAGCCATCTGTTCAATTCATCTCGGATCTTATTGAGTTCAGGAATCACAGCATTCTGATATAATGCCTTCTTTGCTTCCTTCATATTGTTATATGTGGAGGATTCCGTATTGTTCAAAAGCTGAACAGGCACTGCATATATATTGCAAAGATCTTTGATCGATGCATTGTATTGCTCAATCAATGATACATCAGATGCATTCAATCCAAAGTTTACCCAAGATAATTTCTTTGGAGTTATGATGATATCTCCTGCATTATCAGCTCCCTGAAAGTTCTTTCTGAATTTATCTTTGAGCTGCTGTGCCTGAACTTCATTGATATCTCCTTCATCACTTGTGAGGATACCTCTTGCAGTTTGATTCTGCAGATACTTCACTCCTGTTTGCACAGCTTCATTGTTTGTTGTAAGTGATCTCAATCCTGCTCTCAATGGGGATTGCCCATATAAATGAGATCCTGTGCCATCATAATAGGGATTAAAATCCTTGATGTGGCAAATATCTTGAGCTTCAATATCATAAGCTCCCTGATATTCAATTCTGTATTTCTGAACAGGTTGCATAATCCCTCCACTTACGATCTCCATAATTTGAGAAGGCATCACATAAAGCTCCTTGTATTTTCCCTGATTCATTCCTGTTTCAGGAGATATCCCATAGATGTATCGGTTTCCTGTTAGCTTTCCAAAGGCAATAAGTTCAGTGATCCAAGATGAATAAGATTGTGCTGCATTTGGCTGCTCCAATAATCGATGCAGCTCTGTGCCTTCTAATTCAACAAGAGCATTCTTTTTGAGGAGGTTTGCCTTGTAAATAGATTGAGCATCGATTGATCCTGAAGTAAGTGATTTGTATCTCTTGAGATCATTCTCATTCTTTCTTTCATAAATCTGAAAAGGGATTGTTGTTGCAGCGTTTGTGATTATATTGATAAGTGAATAGATTGTGGCATTTTTTCTGTAACCATCTCTGATATATGTATCATCGTTTTCAGGATTCCAAACTATCGATTCTCCTAAAAATTGATAGATTGCCCTGTTGTATTCTGCTGCAGTTTGTTGTGAATTTTTTACAATGAGATTTCGGAATCTCTCGAGTATTGATGCCATCGACAAAAATTTTCAGTAAAAGTACGAAATCTAAATGACAAAGAAATCATTACGATTTTTGTATCTCGAATAAACTCCGTATCTGATTGCATCGATACTGTGATTGAAACGATCAATCGGTTTATTGATGATTGTGCCATCTTTCATCTCCTCCCAGAAATAATTTTGCTGCTCCTTCTGGATGTTCTTTGATTCGGATGAAACTATCACATCAAACTCCTTGATTAAGCTGATTCCTGCATTGATTGATCCTGCTCCCTTGATGGCACTTTTTGCCAAACAATCCATTTGACGTAGCTCCTCCACACTCTTTGGTTCGGCGGAATCGCAAAACATAAGCAACCCATTCTTTCCCTCTGCCTTTAGAAACTCGGCAATATCTCTGTTTGTCATTCCCTTTTTGAAAAGCAGCTCATGGATATAAAGTTTATCATTTTTCTTTGCCACCATCACAATAGCTGTTTCATCATTGGAGTATCCGAAATCACATCCCAGATGCCATTCCAATTCAGGGAACTCTTTGAAAGGAATGTACTGCCAATTCGAGAAGATTTGCCGATCAGAAAAGATTGCTCTTTGACCTTCTCCATACACCCTCCAATAATCAGGATCTCTCTCCCTTATTCTTTCAATCTCATTGACAAGATCTCTCGGCAAAAACTCATTATCCTTATATGTTGTGATTGATAAATAGCAATCATCACGATCAATGATTTCATCATATATCCAATGCACAGGATCTGATGGATTAAAGTCAATGATAATCTCCTCTGTTGTTCTCATTGATATCTGCCTAAAATCTTCAAAATGCAACTCATTGGCTTCATTCATAAAGCAATGCGTTCTCTTTCTCCCTCTGATCTTCTGTGGCTCATCCACTGAAAGAAACTCAACAAGATGGTTTTTGAATTTATATGTATTTTCAGCTTTGTTATGAACCCCCTGATAATAGATCCCAAGCTTTTCCAATATGCCGATAAAATCCCTTTGAACAGATCCTTTCAAAGCAGGAAGCGTTTTTCTGGCAATCGATATTACCAAAGGATCTTCTCTTGTAGTAAGTAAATAGATTAGGTATTGACAAATGGCATAGGTTTTCCCAGATCTTGTACCTCCCTGAAAAACCTTAATCCTTTCCTTTGATTGCAGTGCCTGATAGAATTGGATGTTGCAATACTCCGTTACTTTTCCTTTTTGGATGGATGCCATTCAATTACTTTGCTTTCAACTTCTCCTCCGATTTGCAGCTCTGATCTCTCAATGTATCCTCTTTTCTTTCCCCTTGTTTTCAAAAGGAAGATTGTTGCTGTTGTATTACCTTCTTTGATTTGCTTATGCAATTGGCTCTCTGCAAAATCCAAAGTGATATCCTGAAGATTCTCAACTGCTTCTGCATACTTTTTATCTCTCTTTAGCCAATTATAATGAGTTTGCCGATCAATTCCAACCTGCTTACAAGCTGTTGTAACAACGCACAATGATTTTTCCAGAGCTTCAATCATTGCCTTTTTTAGTGTCGAATTTTGTCTATTTGCCATAAAGCAAAGATAAAACAAAAAAGCCACCCAAATGGATGGCTCTGAATTTGATTGTGTTTTTTAAATTATAGTGATTGCATTTTATCTTCTGCATCTTCATAAGAATCAAAGAAATACTCTTCTCCATCCTCAAAATCAGTTACAATAAAATCAACTTCTTGCCCAAAAGAACTTACAATCTGGATTCCATATTCCAAAGCTATATAAACATAACCTGAATTAGGATTGAATCCGATTTCCATAATATCTTCTCCAGATGCGTTTTCTGAATATGCTTCCCAACATTTCGCTAATCCTTTAGCTTCAAGATGTGCAGGGTTTTCCAAGTTTACCATTGTGATGTTTTCCATTGTTTTCATAATTATTTCGTTTTGATGATACAAATATGAAAAGATTTTTTCACTTATGCAAGGAAAAAAGGAAAAATTTTTAAAAAAAAGTTGAGCGACAAGATCGAATCGAACGTCTCCTCTTGACTGGATTGTCAAATGTGCAACCATTACACCTTTGTCGCATGATTATTTTCTCTCTGATATCTTTATTTTTTCTCCCTTATACATCCCTGCTCCCATTTCATCAATCTTTGAAAATGGAATGATTGTAGAATTTATTTTTGCCTTTTTATCAATCAAATATATGTATCTATTTTGGAATCCCTGCAATTTTTCAGCTCTTTCAAAATCGTATCTTGAATCTCCTCTCTTTGCCACGATCTCTCCTGATTTCAATTTCCATATCGTTGCATTCTTATTTATTTGAGTAAGCTGAAATCCACTTGCTCTATAAATTGTGCCATCCCCACATTGAGTTGCATCTGAATATGAGAGAATCCATTTTATCTGTGGAGCATTCTTTTTGATTAATCTGATGCAAACGGATATGCATCTGCTCTCTGAATTTTTTGGAAGATAATCATCAAAAGCCATTCGATTCAACTCAAGCATTTCATTCCATTTTTCATTGATTCCCTTATTGGAAGTTTCAACAAGATTGAGATTCTTTCTCTTATCCATCGGAGGTCCAAATGAAAGAACTCCATGAAGTTTGCCATCCAGAAAAGCTCCAAAATGAAGGTTTGAAAGATTTACAACTTTCCCAGAGTAATGATATTTCTTTACAAAATCATTTGCTGCTTTGGATTTGATTACCTTAACGATTATATCCTTTACTCTCCCCACTTGCTTATCATAAAATACAGAGCATTCCCATTTGAGTTCTCATTGCCAAAAGTTTCAATGTATTTAAACTCCTCTGTTTCCTTTGCATCTTTTATTTTGTTTTTTATGAACTCGGCTTGTTCATCAGATAATGTGAAAGTCATCTGTTGAAATGGCTCTTTTGATCCATCAGGCAAATCAAACTCATCTTCAGTATCCAGATCATCCATATTTTGCCACGAATCCAATCCCCAATCTTCGAGCTGATTTGAGTTCCAATCATTTGCCAATATATCCCAATCCCATTCTCCGAAGCCAACATTGTCTTTTACAACAAACTCTCTCTTTTGCTGCTCTGTCCATCCGACTGCCTTGTCAATCCAAATTTCAAAAAATCCTGCAGATTTACAAGCTTTCAAACGCATATTTCCACCCAGAACAACCATATTCTCATCCACGACAATCGGTCGCTTTTCGAGCATCTCTGGAAACTCTTTGATTGATTTTACAAGCTTTTTAAATTTTGAATCCCTGATGTATCTCGGATTCTCTGGATTCTCCTTTACTTCGGAGATATTTACCTTTTTAACCATTTGTTTGCCAAACTATATTTATGCCAAAAATAAAAAACAAGATCTGAATCACATGCTCCTCTACTCCTTCATCAGTTTCAATCTCTTGCAGGGTACTATCACAATAGTTGATCCCCAATGTTATCCCATAGATCGGAAAAAATGTGATGCTCATCACTTGTTTAATTTTTGATAAAAATACAAATAAATTTCCCAAATCTTTTGATCTGCTTCACTTTGTGATTGATAAGTTTTTGATGATCTTGTCTTTCCCATCTGTTGCTCAATGATAATGGAAAGCTCCCCACCTTTTTTCACAACATACATTTTGATGCCATTTTTCAAGCACCAACTCATTGCATCGTGCATTTCATTTGATGGAGCAAATTTTGTTTTCAAAACGGAATGTTTGTATCTTTTATTACTTCAAATTTTCGATTCTCTGCATCAACAGGTTTGTAAACCCCACCATTGAGAAAATCAGGAGCAACCTCAAAATCTCCGAGCTGCCCATTCTCTTTCCTTTTTACCTTTTCAATATAGATTCTCACTGCATCGGATTTATAACTTGTCTTTTGCCCTATGCATCTGTAAACGATAATCCCATTGTATGCCTTATTGAAAAAATCTGCTGATCCTGATATATCATAAAGAGTTGGCTTCTTATATACTCCCTCCACTGATTCAATCTTTCTCGGATGTGCCACAAGGAAAAGATGCGTTTTTGTTTGTTGGCAAAACTGTGTGATCTCGGAGAGTATCCTTCCAACGTAGCTGAAATCCCTTTGAGCTGAATGATCAAGCATATTCCAAGGATCAATCACGCATACATTGATTCCCTTTTGAAAAACAAGATCCCTGAATGCATCCAGAATCCCTTTCAATGTTAGATTCTCAAGATCAATCTTAATCCAAAAGAAATGCTCCTCAATGAAATCCTTTGTATTGTTGAGATCTTCTGAAGTGCAATTTTTACCATTTAATTTATTCGCAATCCTTTTGATATGTCCTTCATAAGGGAATGATTCTGGGGAGAACATTGCACATCTGAAATCATCCTTTGTGGCTAAATTACAAAGGATCTGATCCACGATATCTGATTTTCCTGAATTAGGAATGCCACTCACGATGCTCCATTCTCCCATCTGAATGTTTAGATAATTATCCGATTCCCCTAATCCTAAAGAATAATTTTTCACTCCATTCTCATTGTATGATAAAACATTGCTCCAAATGTTATCAAGATCAAGAACACCCTCCAATGGGAAGTTTTTCGCATTTTTAATGATGTTTCGCAGCGTTTCAGCTCCTTTGTGTATCAAAACCTCATTCGCATCCTTAAAGTCGCTAAAATCAACGTATTTGCAGCGATATGATCCCAACCTTCTTGCAAGTTCATTTTTTAATTGCAATCCTGCATCATCATTATCAGTGCAAAGAATGATCTCCTCCTTGTCTTTGAAATATGAATGGCAATTATCGAGATACTCAAGTTTTTGTGATCCTTTGGATGCACCATTGGGAACAGAACAAACAGAGTACAATCCTGCTTCATGCAGTGAAAGAGCATCCATTTCTCCCTCCACGATATAACATTTCTTTGTATCCTTCAGATTATCGATGCCATAAAATATCAGCTCTGCTCCTGAAACAAGCTTGAAATTCTTTTCTGCATCTCTGTATTTTACATTGATAAGCTCATTATCCCTGTAATAATTAAAGTTGATGCATCTTCTCTTTTTTTGCACCTGTGGCATATACTCCAAAGATTCTCCGATTTTCCAATGAGCAACAGTTGGCTCTGATATCCCTCTGGATGCAAACCATTCAACAACTCTCTCATTTACTTCTGCAGCTATCTTTGGAGGTTTTATGTATTCTTTTTTCTTTTCAAATCGAACATTGCCACTCCATCCACAGTGATGGCAATTATAAACCCCCTGATCAATATCAACGGAAAGGCAATTATCTGATTTGTTTTTTCTATTATGTGAGCATTTCGGACATTTCGTTTTTACATATCCTGATGATCTTTTAAGCAAGATCCCAAGCTCTTCAAGTTTTTCTCTCATTGTTTCTGATTTAAATTTATGGAATCGGTATTATCCAATTTGCAACAATAATAATTACTAAACTCCAAAAAAACAAAATGCCTGAAAAAATCAAAAAGTATTTCACTGCATTAAAGTTTATTAATTCTAAAATTCTATTTTTCATAAGTCATTGATTAAAAAATTAAGCTCATCAAGTGAGAGCATTTTCGTTGTTTTTAAAACATAAGATTCAACTATTGTCATTCTGATGTTTCTATCATCAAACACCATCGTGTTTGTAGCAAACCCTTTAAAAGTATATCTGGGTAAATCGCCTACAAAGAAAGCAAAAATATCAACATCGCATTTTGAGTATGTTGGAATCATCAGAGGATTGTTGTATTTCCTGCTTACTTTTACATCCACAGTCAAGCCATTCCAAAGAGCATCATATTTATCCGTTCCTTTTATTTTGGAAGTATTGCCCACTGAAAAATCAGGCATCAGATTCATCTGTTTGCAAAATAGATATTCAGCTCCGAATCCTGCTGCATTAAGCTCCACGCTGCTATTTTCATTCACTGTGCCTTTTCCATCTAATCCTGTGGCTTCTTTATTTGATTGCCTTTGATTTGCCACGAATCTCACAAGTTCGCACTCATGAATATCAAGCCAATATGATTCATTTATTTCCAACATTGCTCAAGTATTTATGGAGATTCCGATATTCATCCTCTCCGAGTTTATTTTTCAGAGCCAACCCATCAAGCTCTGATTTTAAAGTTTTTGCACCGATCAGCTCCCTGCCTGATGGATCTTTGTATAAATAGAATTTAATCAGATTGCTAATCATCTTATATGCTTTCGGCTTTTTGCTTTGCTTCATTGCCATAAATCGATCAACATATAGGATTCCATTCTTATCACGATTACGAAGCTTCAAAAGGGATAGAAAATTGACTTTCCAGAAATCATCATTTCGCAGCTCCTGTGCCACTTGATATACTTCTCTCAAGTCATAGCCATCAATCCTTTGGATTTTATCAAGGCACTCAATCCACTTCTGCTCCTGAAGATTTGTCTTTGGATGATACCGATCCTCAAACAGATTTTTGAAGTGTGGAAAGGCATCCAAAACATTTTGAGGTATATTACTTTTATATTGTATATTATATTGTACATTATCTTGTATATTATCTTGTACATTGTCTTGTACATTATAATGTATATTACTTTGTTGCGGATTTACCGCAACGGTATTTTCCGCTACGGTTTTTCCGATATGGTTAGGCAAATCAAGATGATAATTGTATCCTGCAAACCTGCCATTGATTCTAACCTCTTCTCTTTTTAGAAATCCAAGTGATTCCAATTCCTTAATTTTTGAACTTATGGCATCCCTTCCATCTTTGAAATGACCTGCAATAAACTTCATTGTAATTTCCTGATCTCTCTCATGTGAGAAAAGCCAAGCGTATAATCCAGAAGCTGCCATTGAAACTCCCTTTTCTCTGAAGATAGCAAAAGGGATTACTGCATATTTTTCAAACCATTCTGGCTTGATTATTTTGTTTACTTCCATCGTTTCTTTGTTCTCTGTTTCTTTCGTACTCTTTGCAATGATCACATTGCTCTCTGCATCTTGTATATGCAAATTCCTCTTCAATGCAGATGAAATTCTCGTAAAGCATCATCTTACAAGGTTTTTAATACTGTCGCAAAAATCCCTCAAATCTCCGAAAATTTCTCGAAATTCATTCAAAGAGATTGCTCCATCTTGATATAATTCCCAAAGCACTTCGATAAATAAATCAAACTCCACTTTTGTCATCGATCCCACATATTGATAAGTGAATGCAATATCAGCAGATGAATTTGATGTCCATCTAACTTTCTGATTATCTTCATCAAAATAAACTTTCCTATAATTCATCTCTAAAGTATTTGTTTAGCACATCCACAACCTTATCAAAATCATTGAGCCACATTGCTGCCCATCCTCTGACTTCAAGCTCCTCAAGCCATTCCTTCTGTGCAGGAGTTGGCTTGTTTTTCCCTGCCTTTAATTCGATTGCTAATCCATTGTATTTTGCATTGGGATCAAATATCAAGATATCTGGAATCCCTGCCTTTGCTCCAAGATGTTTAAATTTGAATCTCTCGAATGGAGATCTCCTGCCTTCATTGGCAATATGAGTAGCCAATGCGAATGGATATTGAGCAGCAATATATCGCATCACTTGATGCTGAAGATGATCCTCTTTTCCCAGATATTTGTTGTAACCTCCTGCCAATTGAAAAAATCTTTGCACTAAATTAATAAAAAAATACGCTAATCTGATAAAAACGTATTTCATTTTTTAAGATTTGCAATCTGTTTCTTTAATTTCACTATCTGGGAAAGAGCTATATTCAACTGATATTCAAGCTCTTCCTTTGAAAGATCCTTCTCAATAAAATGATATTGTTTGCCTGTCAAAAACTTGTGAAATTTCTGTTTAAAAACAGGATCAATCTCATAAAATATCTTAAATTGATTCAATCCATAAAGCACAGTTGCATGATTTTTATTCAGTGATTTGCCTATTCTCAATACAGGCATATCAAAGAATTTGAAGCAAATATGATAGTAAATCCATCGAGCTTCCACAAGATGTCTGCTGCGATTTTTATCATTGATATTTAAAGCAAAATGCTTGTTGATATCCTTAATGAGATCCTTCCATCTCGTATCATATAACAATCGATCCATCTTCATTTCTGTTTTCTGATTCATAACCTAATGCAACTCCTGTATCCTTGTAAAGCTTCCAAGATTCCAATGCCTTTTGATATTCAAATCTCCCTCTCTCAATCATTGCTTCTGATAATCCATAAACTTCGATTGAATAAGGATGATTGACTTCCACAGCAACGAATCGGAACGCAGCAGGATCAACCCCCAATGCATCACAATAAAACGCTGACTGAATATGATATTTGAATTTGTAAATATCTGATTTGAATTTATCTGGAGAGTTATCTTGACAAGTTTTTACATCCGATATCCATCCTGCAATCATATTTTTGCAATCTGGACGAACTCTTATATCAACTCCATTCATTTGCCCATAATGAGAAACCTCGATTTCTCCATTGCAGTATTGATTTGCAAGATCATGAGATTCAAGATTTTTGATAATCTCTTTTATCCTTTGATGATCTGATTCATCAATCACAATCTTTCCCTGTGCCTTCTCCTCATGCATTGCCTTTGCAGCTTTGCCTTCTTTCGTTCTGCCATCAACCTTCGGCATTACATAGTAATCCTGATAAAATTTATCGGATTCGAGCATTGCAGTATGCACAGCAGTTCCGAACTTCATTGCAGGAGATTCCTGAAATTGCTTGTTCAAAAAATGATGCACTGATTTCTTTGCAATAAATTTTAATCCAGATGCAGAGATTGCATCACTTGAATGATATTGCTCATTCGTTTCAATTGCTTCTTTCATTGTTTAAAATTGTTTTTTATTTCATCCAAAACTAACTTTATTTCTTTCTCTGAAATTTCCATCAAAGCAGGTAAATCTCTGTAAAGATTAAATGCAGAAAATGTCAATGTGTATCCGTTATCAGTTTGAATGGATACCTCTCCATTTTGACCTCCCCACAATTCAATTGTGCTGCCTATATATATGTGTTTATTATCTTCTTTCATTGTTATAATTATTGAGTTAAAAAAAGGGAGCAGCCGAAGCCACTCCCATCCCTGTTACCAAGGCAAATCATCCTCCCCTTGTGCCACTTTTTTTACCTTTGAATCAGGTTTCCAAGTGTTCAATTCTGCATAGAATTTGCCCTGTTGTGATTTCTTAATATCCATATTGATCCATCCATTATCCTGATGCTCTTTCACGAACTTTCCGAAATCATCTACTTTAACCGATACTGAAGCCACCACAAATTCAGGAGCTGTATCGTTACGCTTCACGATGAAGCCATCTGCAAAAATTTTATCATTTGCCATAATTATAAATTGAATTTAGTTTTTATTTGATTTAAATGATCAGGAGACACATCTCTTGTTTTTAATGCTTTCAAAGCTGTATCTCTGTCTGATTTCATTACTGCTTGAAACCCACTCTCTGTGAGCTTCTGTTTCTGTGCAACCTTTCCAGAAGCAAGATTCGCATCATCATCCTCTGCCTGTAAAGCCAAAAGTGATTGAAGCGTATATCTTCTAAAATAAGTGATTGCAGATCCAAGCTTTTGAGGATCATTGATATCAGGAAGAGCAATTCTACTTTCAATGACTTCACTGCCATCACTGATTGCACTGCATACTTCTCCATCACTTATCGGCTGCAACAATGTAATCCCATGCTTATTCAGAATAGGAAGCACCTCTGCAATCAACATATTGATATCAAAATACTTAGATTTGAAAAAAGGATTGTTTGCCTTTTTTGAAATTGCTCCGATCTCTGATTGTACCTTCAGCAATTTTTGATGTAAACTGACTTCATTTGTTTCTGCCATTTTTACTGATTTATTAAATTAAACGATCTAAATTGAATCCGATGTCCTGAAGCTGTTTGATTTCATCAATCGTGAAAGTGCCTGGATTGTTGATCCTTGACCTCAATGTTGGAAGGGAGCATCCCATTCTAATTGCCAACATTTCTCTTGTGAAGTTCAATCTCTTCAGCTCGGATTTGAAATAATCTTTAAATTCCATAATGAAAAATTATTTGCACAAATATAGAAAAAATTTTTTCAAAATGAAACCCCAAACGAAAAAAAAGTTTTCATTCAGGGTTTCGGCAAACAAAGGGAAGGGAAATTTTTAATTCTGTAATAACTGATCCGAAACATTAACATCTGGATCATTATTTGGAATGTGAGAAACTACTTCAAATTCATTTTTTCTAAGATTGTAATTTAATGTATCAATCATTCCAGATTGCTCCTCTTTCAGATTGTCAAAATCAATATGCAATTTATTTAATGGAGAAATCGGTTTGTTTTTATTCCCATAAAATGTTCCCTCATATCTTGGAACAAAATCTCTATAATCATTTAAAATCTGTTGAGCTGTATTCTTATCATCATCAATTGCAATTAAGGGATTATAAAATGTGTCTATAAAAGCATTGATATTTTCCTCATTTGGTATTGATTCAAAATCATAAACACCTCTGTTTCCTGAAATTGTTGATGTTAACTTTTGACTATCAAAGCTTGAAGTTGTATCGAATGATTGTATATTATCTAAATAAATTGCTGAATATCCAGATGATGATGTTATTTCAGGAAAGTAAAATGTTATTTCAACTTTCATATTGTAAAGCAAATTATCTTTCGGCAATTTTGATGATTCTTTTTGCCATTTTTTTAATTCTCTTGCATCTCTGAATTGTATTTCATTATAAACAATAGATGAACTCATTGAATTGTTTGCCTTATCAAAATATTTCACAGTAGCAGGTGATGTTGGTATAAATCGATAACTGACTTTTACAGAATAATATAAATCATAAGTAACTGAAGTTGCAGTTGAATCAAAAAGATATTCAAAAGAATACTCCACATTATCTGCAGGATTAAAATTACCTTTTTTATCACGACCTAATTGAGTAAGTGCTGTGACTTTTGATGAACTTGTTACATAACTTGTCAGCTTGTAAGATTGATTATTTGATGCAACATATTCGTGATTATCTGAAACTGATCCATAAGGCACTGTATATGTTTGAGATCCAAAAGTGAATCCTTGATTAAAACTCATCATTCCAAAAGAGTTACTGACCTGTTTTAAATCTGAATTTATTATTACTTTATTTAATGGAGCTAAATATTCAACAACAAGATCATTATTTATTGGCTGTAAATCTTTTTTGATCCGTTTAGTTACATTCCTTGTTGCATTTCCCTCAAAATCACGAGAATTTCCAACATCAAAAACTTGAAATTCAATTATCTCATTCTGCCCATTTGAAAGTGCATTCTTAAAAACATTGCGATCATAATATTGATCCGAAAAAACTTCATCTAAGTATATTGAATTTGGAACAACATACCAATCCCCAAAAGCATGAAAAATCCTTGAATTTGATTTTCTTAAAATATTCTCCAATACTTCTTTATTATTGAAAAAATTAAATTTATCATCAATATTTGAATATGTACTCCATGGACGTGAAGGAACATCTCCTAAAATATCAGTTTGCCCTGTGTACTGCTCAATCACACCACAATATAAATATCTTTCAACTGCTGTTGAATCCATATTAAAAACCTGCAACATTTCAGAGATATAATACCATTCCCCAAAACTTGCTCCCAAAACAATAGGATTAACAAACAAAGTGTTCAAAGCTCTTGAGTCATTAATATCAAGCAATCCTAATCCATCAAGAGCTTGTAAAGATATTTCATAAGGAGTTGAAGTTATTGCTTCTGAATAATTATCCAAATACAAAAAACCCTCCCAAAAAATTGCCCAATCATAAGTTCTTGAATCTGTTATTTCATTTCCAATGCAATCCAAGTTTTCAAGTATCCCTCCATCATTGCGAACTCTGTTTCTGAAATCACTTGTAATTGTGTTTCCCTGTGTAAATTCATTTTCAATACATTCAAAAACTTCAATCCTACCTGCATTTGTTGCAGTTGATTCAACTCTATCCTGAAATGAATCAATCATGTGCCTGTCATAATAGATTTGAACACGATACTCCTCTTCATTACCCCTGAAAAAATCATCGTAACTTACATCATCCGTAACTATCAGATTCAATGTGCAGCTTGATCCAATAATCGGTTTGTAAAAATCATCATCACTTTCCCATTTGATCTGAACAGGATTTCCTGTGCCTATCATTGGCAAAACATCCCCTGTGTATCCATCTTGCAAGATTTCAACTTTCTTTCCATTCCCTAAAACATCAGAGAACTCCAATCTGTATTTTACTCCGTATGCCATTATTTTAATCTACCTCGATTTCGATCAGCTCTTTGAAGTGCAACGACAAGATCCTGCCCTTGTATTTTAAACTCTCCTCCCACATTGACTTGCTGTGGCTGTTTTGCACCAAGCATTCCCTCAAGTTTGTTTAAAGGAGCGATCACTTCAGGATTCTGTTTTGCTCCTGTGTACTCTCCCATCATTCCAAGCGTAGTGCCTGAAACAATACCTCCATCAGCAAATTTTGGGATTGCAGCAAATGCAGCAGTAACTCCTCCAACCATTGTTGAAATAAACATCGGCATCGTAAACGGAGCAGCAAATCCTGTACCTCCTGCAGCCACAACAGCAGCAGAGATTGCAGATGCCACAGCGTTTGCCAAAAGCATTGAAATCATATCCAAAACCATTGTGAGCATACTTTTTACGAATCCCTGAAATCCATTCTCTGCAAGATTTAAAGAATCAATCATTGCTCCTCCCATATTGCTGAAAGAAGTTGCAACTGATTCTCCCATTGAATAAGCAAGATCCTTGATATCTTCCATTGAAATTCCTAATTCCTGAAGCTTTGTAATAATATTTGTTACTTTCTCCTCATCTGGCATTCCTGCTGTATCTCCTCCTGTTGTAACTGTATCAGGAGCAGCTCCATCTCCTGCACCTGCAGCACCTTTTGCAGGAGCAGCAGCACCACCCCCACCAACATCTCCGATTAATCCCTGAACGAATCCTGTGGCTTGTTGTGCCACATTTGATAAAGCACCCTGAACTTGCTGAACAGTTTTCTTTTCAAGCTGTGATCCTGCAGTTGCTGCAATGGCATCAGTAAGTGCATTGCTGATATCCTCTCCTGCCTGTTTTGCATGACCTTTGCTCTCTTCTAATCCATCAGATATTATATCTCCGAAAGATCCTTTGAATCCCTTTTCAGAAAATTCCTTAATAACTCTCCACATCGTTTTGAATGCAGTTACAAAAATCATCACTTGTGATTTTGCAATAGCAAAAACGGAAACGAATGCAGCTTTTAATGAGAAGATGATCCCCCTCAAGAGATCAGATGAATTGTAGAGATCAACAAATTGATTATATAATCCCACAACAACAGGCAAAACTTCATTCCAATTCTTATATATAATGAAAGCCACTCCTGCAAGTGCAGCAGCCACTAATCCAATGGGAGATAAAAGCACTCCCATCACTGTTGTAAGTGATCCCACAAGCGTTATAATGGTTGGCAATACAGTTGCAATAACACCCAATCCGAGAATCAATTTCTGTGTGCCTGAATCAAGATTAAAGAATGCAGAAAATACTTGCTGAATAGCTCCTGTAACTTGCTGAAATATAGGGAGTAATCCTGTGAGTAATTGAGATCCCAATTGAGAGAAAGATTCTCTCACAGTTCCCAAAGCTTTTCTCATTTTAAACTCTGCAGATTGACTTGTTGCATCGAATGCTGTTTGAGTTGCACCCATTGTGCTGTTCATCCGATTAAAGATTTCAGCGTTTGTTGCAGCTCCAGATCCCAATAAATCCAAAACCCCTTTTAATGCTCTGATATTTGGAAACACCTGTGCAGCAGCATCCGAGTTTTGATCAAATTCTGTTTTTAATGTTTGAAGAGTAGATAACAATCCCTCTTCTTTGATTTGTTGTTTTAATCCTGCAGATGATAATCCCATTGCATTCAAAGCATCTTCAGCTTGTGATGTTGGCTTCAATAATCCTGAAAGGATTGCAGTCAATTGAGTTGATGCATGAGCAGCATTCGTTCCTGTTCTACTCATTGCAGCGAATGCAGCACCTACTTCATGAAATGATACTCCCATATTGGATGCAACAGGAAGAACAGCTCCCATTGCTCCTGCTAATTCAGAAGCTTCCAATTTACCTTCACGAACAGCAGAAGTCAATACATCCGTTGCTTGTGATGCTCCCAATGTATCTGATCCATAGGCATTCATCGCAGAGGTGGCAAGATCAGCAATCGTTGCTGTTTCTCCCAATCCAACTGCAGAAGCTTTCAAAGATGCTTCAAGAGTATCCATTGCATCAGCTCCACGCAAACCTGCAGATGTAATAAAGAATAATGCTTCAGCAGCTTCAGAAGATGATACAGCAAATTGAGTAGCCATATCTCTGACCTGCCCACGCATTCCATCAACTTCATCCCCTGCAATACCTACAAGAGATGTGATTTTTGTCATTGACTTATCAAAATCAGCAGCCATCTTGATTGATGCTCCACCTGCTGCAGCCAATGGCAAAGCCAATCTCGTTTGTAGAGATTTGCCTACTGATGAAATACCTTTTCCGAATTTTTTTAATCTGCCTGAAGCAGTGTTGAGAGTTGCATTGAGTTTGGAAGCATCTCCCAAAAGCGTTACCCTTAATTGATTATCTGCCATACTGCTCAATTTATGGGTAAAGATACGAAATCCTTATGTCTTGAATTTTGAATTGAAAGTGCTTGATTTTACCTTTTCCATAAAGCTTTCATATTGCTCCTGTGTGGATTTTGGTTTATCCTTTTCCATCTTTGCGTAAATATCCTGTGGCAATGAGAAGAGCTTTTCAGGAGGTATCATCTGTGATCTCTTTGTTGCATTGACGTTATAAACCATTGCAGCAAGATATCTGACCCTCTCCCATTCCTTGTTGTGATTGATATAATATGCTTCTCCCAGAAGATGATTCTCCTTCCAAGTGTTGCTCCAAAATTTATCAGGATCGATCCCCACTTGACCGATGAAGTAATCCATTAAGGATTCAAAAGTGAGGTTTTCAGAGGTTACTGTTCTGTTTTTTTTTCTGTGGATTGCACAACATTTCTCTTTACTCCCATATTGAGATCATTGCCCAAGATTCTGGATTCCATCATTGCAGCTACCATTTTTTCAAGATCCTCTGCATTGAGATCCTCAAGCCACATTCCGACTTTAAATTCATTGTAATCAATATCATTCCCCTCCTCTTGATCATTTGCCAAGATTGCTGAATATACTAAAGATCGGATTGTTCCAAGAGATATACCCTCTTGAAAAACATCTCCGATCTTGTCTAGTGGAATGCCTAAATTATCAGTAAAATTTGCCCAGAAATTCATTGAAAAATGAAGCTTCCGAACTTTACCACCCAATTTGATTGAGTAGTATCCCCTTTGTTTGTTTGCCATTATTTTACTTTATTTAGATTACGCTTTGTCTGAAGCAGTGATCGTTCCTGTCAATGTAATTGATCCAGAATAGCTCACAGGAGATTCCATCTCTGCAGATTGCTCTAAAGAAGATAAAAATCCTTCTGCTGTGAAAATACGATCTCCTGTTGTTTCAGTTCCGAAAACACAAGTCAATTGTGTTCTCGCTAAAAGGAAATCAGCTAATTCAGTTACATTGCTTGTATCATCATAAGTAACCAATCCATCAAAAGAAATCTCTCCACTCATTACACCTGCAATTACTTCCTGAAATCCACTGCTATCTTTTGTAGTGGCTTCTGGGAGATCAGTTGATAATGAAAGTGAACAAGAAGTCGTATGACCAAGATTAGTTCCTTCTACTGAAAGCAACAAATTCGTTCCGTTAAATACACCTGTTGTCGGCATAGCTTTTGATTTTTAATGATTAAAATTTCTATACAAATATAGTTATTTTTTAATTACTCAAACTGCATCCACAATGAACAATCCTGTGAGATTAATTCCAAGAGAATAAGAAACTGCATTCTCCATTTCTGCAACTTGCTCAACTGATTCAATGAATCCTTCTCCATTGTAAATCAATCTATTTGAAACGGAATCTTGAAAGTAAAACTCTGCCTTTTGATTTGTGAGCATCATTGTGGCTAATTCATTGAAGTTTACTGAATCTGAATAATCGACCAAGCCATCAACTGCAATCTCTCCTGATTTCACTCCTGCAATAATCTCTCTGAAGCCATTTGAGTTCTTTGTTGTTGATTCTGGCAAATCAACATTCAGATTGATTGTTGTGGATGTAGAATGCCCAAGAGTAATCTTTTGATCCTCAAAAGCATCCCGAACACAGTTCAAAGCTTCCAAGATGCCACCATCTCGCAAAACTCTGCCTTGAAATTCAGCTACCTTTGGATCAATATCACTCTTGAGGAGAACGAAATTGCTGCCATTGATTGCTGCCATAATTTATACATAATTGATTCCAAAGAAAGTATGCACCCCATTATCTGACAAAGAGATTTCATAAGCATCCCAATCTTCAGGAGCTTGATCAATATCCTGCCAAAGAACATCAACTGAATAATTCTCTGCAAATACAGGAGCTTTGATCTCCTCTTGCATTTCATTATCCCATTCTCCCTGCTCAATAAGCACACGACCGATCTTCACGATCGTATGATTATGGCTTGGAGATGATGTTCCATGCTCATCTTCAGAATGTGGCAAAGCATCGATTAATGCCTGTGCATCCTCTTCACTCGGAAACTCGTACTTTTTAAATAAATATCCCATTTTCTTAACTTGTTAAATTTTGAAGTTCTGTATCTGTTAATGCTGTGTTGTAAACTTTTA